CCCTGTAAATAAACCGCCAGCGTAATCCTCTACCTGCTCTTGGGTTAAAGTTGCTGTTATATAACCAAGACCTGTTACCCAATCGTATATTTGATTAGCGGTACACAGGTTGGCATCATCGCCATTGTAAGGAGAATTTGTATCTATCGTGGAGCTATTATGATCGTGGCTGTTGTCGACTACCGTTAATGCCGTACTACCATCGCTATCAAGTGTAGCCGTAACGTCACCTGTGAAGGTATCGCCTGAGATTATGACAGTACCAGAGGCATCGCGGGCGGTCCACGTCCTTTTAGTCTCATTCGATATATTACCTACCTCAAACGCCAAGAGCCTGTCTGCATCATTGTTGTCATAGACAGAAAAGATAGAATCAGGAAATATAGGGACCGTCGGCGACATTGTATGCGCCATAAGTAATATGGTCATTACGCCAACGATAACACCAAAAGTAAATATAACCCGTCTTTTCATTACAGTTGTTTCCAGTCAATATAACAAGTCGTAGTTGCCAATGTACTCGCTACAATCCATAACCTGTCGTAGCCGTGTACGTTCATTACGTTTCGGGCTACATGGTCGCTCGTCGGACTGATTTGCCGAGTATCAGTCATCCACATCTCGTTTGATGAAACTAATGTATCTGCGAAGTATATGCTCGTACCGGTATGAACCTGTGTGCCCTGTGTGAAAGTAAGCTGGTCATGCCACATATAATGGTCCACCCCGGCGGCGCAGAACACCTGTAATACATTATCATCGTTGTTACTGCCATCGCTCCTGGATCTCAGTTCTAATGAGACTATGCCAGGCGGTAATTTGATGATGATCTTCTTCGCTGCGGCAAGAGCCTCAACGGAAGCATTGTCCCTTGCGTCTTCTGCATAATCGGCTGCGTCGACCGCCGTAGTTATCTTGCCGTCGTAAACATTCCTGCCACCGCCGGGGTTAGGCTGTAGCCAGGGTATTTCGTCACCGTCACAATGCCAGTGATATGTACTCAAATAACTTTCTGATTTTTGCTGTGACATTATTATTCTCCTAAATGTCTTTTGCCAAACTGCATCACCGAAGAGGATGTTTTGCGGTTAAGCATTCCGGCCAGTATCGTCGAACGCCTGCCCTTTTTAAGAGCCGACCTCTTTGTTTTGTCCTTTGACGCTATCATTTCACTCGATGCTTCGGGCATAGGCTGTGGGTCCGGCTCTTTAGGTTGCTTTGGGCCATTCGGTCCCCATCGCGTATAAGGCCTCATATCAAACATTTGTCGGCTTGTACCTGGGCCTAACGGCTGTTGCTTTATTTCTTTTCCTGACGTTGGTATTTTTACGTTTTTTGCTGTCATCTTAAAGCCCCCGTTCTCATTTTGTATGTTCTATTTAGATTTGTAGGTAGTTTTCGCTCGGTCGTTGCGCGCTTGACGCTACGCTGAAGGCTTACTATGGCATAAATGAGTGCTTCGATAGCTGGGTAATCGCCGTACTTTATCTCGCCTATTTCCTCTTCCTCGATCCCCGATAAATAATTTATAATCAACGAATCCTTAAGGTGCAGCATCCGCTTGTCTTTTGCTAACAGCCTTTTAATCTCATCGAGCGCATATTTGTAAAAGTTATCCATCTCCAGTAGTGGCGTCGATACGAGCATGAACTTAGGCTTCCGCCTGTCCTTATCACCGTCCATATCCACTTCACGCAGGAATTTGTCCGCCGCATCGTGCTTTCGATCACCTATCCACCTATCGGGCATATACTGACCGTCCAAGACCGCTATCTGCCTAATTAGCTCTCTTATGCTGTAAGACTCGAACTCAGCTAATACGCATATATCATTACCCTCGAAATGCTTACGAGTGTCCATCAGGACCACAACTGCAAAGCCTGGCCTCTTATCCGGCCATGCAACACCACCGAAGATGTAACGCCTGTCAGGAGTCTTCCCGATATGCTTGTAATCCGCACCAAGCGGCAGTTCGGTTATCTGATCGAAATTTACTATCTTTAGAGTCATTCTAAAATATACTCGAAATAACCAGCCAGCACCTGCAAACTCAACAAGAACAAACACCAAAGGCCAACTCCAATGCACCATAATATCTTCATGTCATTCTACCTTCTCATAAGTCTCACGATAACTCGCTTTCACTAAAATAGAATTTGCCTTCGACGCCGTATATCCCATATCTCACACAATCGCAGGTATGGTCGTTTACCTGCATAGGTTCATCTTTTGCGTCCTTCCTCTCGGTCCCTTCGGCCCACTTATAGCCAGCCATTTCGCGTATTGTGTTCTTGCAGTCGTCGAATACGTACAGTCTCGGCCTGTCGTTAGCCTGGACCTTCAATGCCGCTTGTACCGCTTCAATCCCTAAGTGTATGTCCTTCTTGGCCGGTATCGTCGGGATGCCCAGCTTCTTAAACTCATATCTGTCCTGTGAGTCATGGTCCGCCCACGTGCATCGATAGCCCTCTTTATATCGCTTTACCTTGTTAGCGTGGTACTCAAGCGATCTCTGGCCCTCGTAATGCTCCCTGTAAACGTACCAGGTCTTATCCTTGTCCCTCGCAAGCCACAAGCAGACAAATGGGTTATTAAAGCCCCAGTCGATTACCCTGTATCTTACCCAGTCAGCAGGAATATCAAAGGGCTTAATAACGTGGGTCTTGCGGTTGAATGTCTTATAGACCGCACCCAGAAACGCAGCGAAATGGCCTTTTATGCGTGTTTCCTGAACCTCGACCGGCCATTGAGCTATCATTAGATCAATTTCACGGTCGTCTATGTAGCCATTCCTGCTTTTGCGGTTGTCGTTCAGATTGGCATAAAATATTTCATCTGTTTCAGGCGGGTTAAATACCCTCTCTTCGAGCCATGTTTGCGGTTCCAAAGGGGTCATTGAGCCAGCAAAGAAACTTGGTGAACCCTCTGGCCCTTCCAATAACCTTGCCTGCATCTCTGTAAATATGCCTTCGGAATCAGACTTTATCTGCTCGTCCTGATAGATAGCGTTGATAGGCCTACCTTCAAAAGCCTTCCTGCCTTGCTCGCCTGCCTTGAACTCGATCCGATTGCCATTCCATAGCTGTATTTCGCTGGGTATTTCGTCGGCCTTATTATGCCATAATATCCGTTTTATCTGGACCGCAGGTAGATAATCTTTAATCTTCTCGCCGTAAAGCAGCTTACCTACTAACGGCCATGAATTAGCAACCGCCCATATTGTAGCGTTTTCTGGTGTTACACGCGCAGGGTGCATATTTAACGCATAGGAACACAAATCAAAGCCAATATTGCTCTCGCTCTTGCCGGAACGGTTCCCCCCCATGATCCAGCGATTCTTTGCCTGGCTCATGTGGAATTGATTAGGTGCTGGTAGTGGCTTGTAAAACAATATCTTTTCGCCGAGCATGTTTATATCGTCGTCAGCCAAAGAGCTTGAACACAATGCCATACACGCAACCGTTGCCATTATTTTAAGAAGCTTTCTTCGGTTTTGCATCTACAAATCTCACCGCTAACATCTTTCTGATGTTATCACATTCTTCCTGTGTATAAGTTCTTACTTCCACATCAATCTCATGCGTTTGTAATGCCTTGCCAAAACATCTGTCAAATACCTCTTTTGCTGCCGTCACATCGCCTGCTTTTGCCATTGTTACCAGCTTTCGGGCTATTGCTTTAATTTCATCAACTGTTATTTCTTCGACGAAAGCGGCTTTTAACAGCTTTACTTTGCTTGTGATTCCTTTTCTTAAATTGCCCTGAGAATAAGTGTTTCCCTTGGCAAACTTACCTAACACATCTTTGCCGGCACTTGCCGTTACTGTCGGTTTTTCCTCGTTCTTAGCCATTCTTTTTCGCTTTGGCTTTTTTCTTTGCTTTTGGCTTGGGTTTTTCGACAACTGGGGCTGGTTCGATGCCAAGGGCTTCTCTTACGGCTGCATCAGCTTTGTCCTCTTTGCCCATATGGCTCCAACTCTTTCCAGAGTAGCTTCCGCCCATGATCCTACCATCTTCACTTACAACCAAGCTTCCGCCCTGTTTCTGAGCCATACGCTTTGTTTGAACTTTTCTTGTTTCCGTCATATTTTAGCTCCTTTAAGCTTGTATAATTGGCCTTCTGATGCGTTTATCCGGTAAAACCAACTTCTGCCGC